CCACACCATCTTCATTTACTGTTTCTTCTGGTACACAATTAGGTACCATACGGTTGCCTTTTTTCTTCATACCTCTGGCAACATAACCTCTCCAACAGGCTTCAAAAACACTTTCAGTTTTTACATTGATTGGTGCACCACGGCGTTCCGGATTAGGATCCTCTCTACGCTTTCTTTGAGCAGCAGAAGCACGAGCTTCTTTACCAATTGCATGGGCTTTGGCCTGAGGTAAACACTTTGGTTTACCTTCGCCTGGTTCTCTTGCACAGTCACCTTTGATATTGCCTTTAGTGTCCATACGAACCCACTTCTGCTTAAACCACTTGCGCAAATCTTCGGCAAGATATTGTTTGAAAGTTTGCATCAGCAATTCCACTTTCTTAAAGCTTTGTTGATACGGCTATCCGGATCATTTGCTGTTTTAGCAGATGTCAATCGTTTCTTCATGCCACCCATTCTAGCACAAAATGATTTTCTACGATTAGCAGATTTAGAACCTGGTTTTAATTTAGATGGTTTTGTTGTTACAGCCATCGATAATTTAGAACCTGGATTTTCTCTACGATAAGAGGCAATACCTTTACGGTTTAAACCACCTTCTGGATCTTTACCCGCAGCTCGTTGCCAAGCTGGAGATTTTTCATCTAAGGATTCTTCTGATACAAATTGTTTGAAAGTTTTCATATTTGCCTCAATATCTCTGCGACATTAACATCTATTGGTATATCTGTGACTGAAATGTTTTTACCTTTAATACCGTAAATCATTTCTGGTACAATATTCAAATAAGCCAAGAAAGTTTTAAGTATATCATAATCTCTCTCGTCTATTTTATAGAATAGTATTCTTGCCGTGTGTTTTGGACCAAAAACATTATTCAATAAAATAATATGATTTAATATTAATCTCTCTTTAAGAGATTTAGTAATTTTATATCTGCGGAACAAACGCTTTAAATATTTTGTTCTTTTAATATCGTTTTCAAATTCAGACATAATACAATGTGGTGCGTTGTAACACTTCATTGCATATATCAAAAAATTATCATCATTTAAATCATCAATCATTATTCTTCTTCTATGTCTGGTTCCTCTGAAGAAAGAAAATCATCTAGCTCATTTTCATCAGAAATCATTGCTTCAATATCATAGTAACCGTTATCATTCATTTCGTAAGAAAAATAAAAGTAATGTTGAACTTCATCTAAGTTATTTAATTTTTCTACTGTGCCATTCAATTCGGCACCCGAACGAGCACCGAATTGGTCTATATGGACAATTTCTTCACCAACTTCTAAGTCATGGAACACCACTTTGGGGAGAGTGATACCAAACAAGGACAAAACTTTACTAGAACGAATCCAAGCGGAGTAAGGATTCATGTAATTTCCATTTACAGCCAAAGCTAGGTTGCGGTTCAATTCTTGGCGGGTTATTTTGTCCGCCAAGTTTGAACCACTTTTTTCAATGTGTGCGACAGGGATTGTGAAGTCCCTATCTTCCACAACAAACTGTTTAAAACCTAACATTAAACGCCTTGGAATACGGAGTTTGTGCTTGTATTGCCAGAACTTACGTTCAATGCAGTTGGAGCTGCAAGAACAACTAATGTTTCTCTTAGTTGACGTTTTGTACCATCGTTATTCACTTTATATGTGAAACGATTCCAACCAGTATGAATACCGTTGCTTGCACCAGCAATCAAAGAATTTGCTAAACGAGTAGCCGTTACCATGATTGTGTCATTAGCAAATCGTGCAGCTGCTCCTGCGCCATGATTAACGGCTGTAGCAAAATCAATAGTTTCACCAGCAGCAATTGGTTGAACTGTGTTGTTTGCAAACCGAATACGGACACTGGCTGCACCTGTTCTTATAACTGCAACGCTGTTGTTACCACGTTTGAAATCAATATCATTAGGATCAATGATGGATGTGTCAAAGAAACGGGATAAGCCGTTATTTGCAGTTGCATAAACATACATTCCGTTCGCAATACCAGATAGCGTTGGATTGGTTGTAAATATGATTTCGTTGGTGCCTAATGCTGTAGCATTGGCGGTTATTAATGTGGCTACTGGACGAACCTCTCTATTCTGCGGAAAGTTTGGTTCATTGTTGGCTCGGTCTGTGTTTCCCCATAATGGCATTTTTTTCTCCTTATTAACCTTGGGTTGTGTTACTATTTATCTGTTTTTCTATCGCTGATTTTGTTATCGGGTCTTGTTTGTTTTCTCATTACTGGATCAATTTCCAAAGTATCTCTGGTTTGACCAGTTAGTGTTGTTCCACCTTTCAAAATCATAGCAGCTTGAGTATCATCATCACTATAAACCTCCTGTTTATCAACCTTTGGTTTCTTACCATATGCGGCTACTGATTTATCTTCTTTTTCATGGTCATACAAATCTTCTTTGACCATCTTGTGTTTTCTGTATAATGACTTAATCATACGAGCTGATTTAGACATTTCTTTTCTTTTAGAGTAAGTTGGTTCTCTATCATCAGCCTGTGTTCCCATATCAAAGGCTGTCTGTGTTGCAGCCTGTGAATCTTGATATACATCTTCAGATGTTGGTTTATAACCAGTCTGTCGGTCTATTGAACGGTCAATACCAGCAGAAACCTTTTTAATTCTAGCATTACGTTGTTTAGTAGAAGTTTCACCTGGTTTTTTATTTGAATATGAAAAGTCTGTTAAACGCTTCTTATGATAAGATTTGACAGTAGACATCTTCAATTCATCAATCTGTTTAGCTTCTTCTTTAACAGTAATGTGTCGTTCTACTTTTGTTAATCGGCAACCTTCTTTACATTTTTCATTTGCTTGACGAATTGCATCTTCATCGTCTTTTGCAATCAACAAATTCATTCCTGTCCACTCGCCTGTTTTTGGATCTTCATAATGTGCAGCGTGTGTATGAGAATCATTTTTTTCGGTAACAACTTCTTCTTTGTTTAAATGTTTCTCTAAACGGTCAATAGCACCTTTTAAGTCACCAGTTGGTTTTTCATATTGACTATGTTTCTTTTCTCTTTCAGCTGCGGCTTTACGAAACTTATCTAACGCTGTCATCTTTGGTTTCTTTTCTTCAGAAAATGACCGTTTAGCCATAGTTTTGGCTAACTTACTCATTGCCTTTTTGCGTGGTTCTGCACGCTTTGGATCTTTACTTGAAGTTTTAAGAACATAAGACGCCAAAGTTTCTGGAGCCAATTCATCAATCTGCTCAACTTCTTCTACTTGTGCTCGTTGTGTTTTCATTTTGTCGGCAACAGTAGTTGAAACAAAATTAATTGGATCATCAAACTGATGGTCACGCCTCCATTTATGAAACTCAGAAGATTTTGCATGAGATATTTTTGTATCTTTACTTACAAAATCTGGATTAATGCCACGAGATTTGAGATATGCATGTAACTCACCTCTTTCACTTTCGGTAATGCCAGCACGAGCAGACCATGGTTCATTTGGGTCGGTGCCAAAGGTGGGTTTCTTTTCACCCTTAACAATTAATTTTAATTTCTTTGCGTCCATTATTTCACCTTAACCGTTATTTCCTGGTGCTTTACCTAACATCTCTGTTTTGATACGTTTCATTGCTTGACGAGCCAAATCTTTAGCACGGGACATTGGTGTATGTTTTGCACCAGATTTATCTGTTACTGTGCCACTAATTTTTTTGTAAGGTCCATCAAAAGGAGGTTGCTCAGCATTTGTTACAAAAGGAACTGTATCGGATTCAGGATGTTTACCTTCTTGAACACCACGAGCTTTAGCTAAGTTTTCTTTTGAAGAAATAGAATCTTTACTTCCAGATTTTACATCAGCAACAGTCAATGGCTTGTCACCACGAGCTTTGCGAATGAAAGCTGGAATATCAGACTTTTTTACTTCTTCTTTCATTGGACCTCCATGAAATTTTACTTTTGTGGACCTGCCATTTGAATTAGGACCAACATCATCAGATTGTGCTGTTTTTTCTTGACCTTTTAATGTGTCTTTGGTACGAACTTTAGGATCAATTTCCTCCTCAACAGCATCTTCTTTCATTGCTTGTTTTGTTGCTGTAGCATACATTACAGATTTAGCATCTTTGCCATAACGCTGTCTAAATCCAGCAAAGCCTTTTTTCATAGACTTAACAATCTTCTCACGCTTGGACATTTCAGCATCAGTCATTTGTTTTTCTTCTAATTCATACACCTCTAATAAAGCATCAATATCTTCATCAGACCAATCTTCATCTTCTTTACGGAGTTTAGCAAGAATGGCACCAGCAACACGCTTACCCGCTTCAGCAGAACCGTAACGCTCACCGGCCTTCTTTGCAATCATACCAAAAGCTTTTCCTGGTTTGCCAATGTCTTTACCAGCACGAGCAGCTTTGGCGGAATAACCTGCTTTCTCGTCAATTAATTCTTCTTGTTCGACTTCTTCACTTACCGACTTCCACCCACCACCCATTGCTTTGTATTTTTTTGAAGCCCAACCATTAGCATACGCAGATGGATATACAGCGAATTTAGACTTGGCAGCTGCTTTAGCCCGAGCCCATTTTTCTGGACTTGTTGGCACATTTTTTTCATCTAATTCTTGAACTTCTTCTTTTTGTTGGCCACGGAGAATTTTAAAGTCTTGAGCGTCAATCTTGTTATTCTTATTTTTATCAATCTTATGTTGATTGCCTTTAAGAGCTTCAATCAGTTTATTTTTAAACTCATGCTCTTCACCCATAGGAGAAGCTTTCTTTTTATCAGCAACTGCCTTTTTCATTGGCTCTTTCTTGTCACCGTCTTTGTCCATATCTAAGAAGTCTGGCTTGGCAGCTTCATCATATTGACCTTTGGTTTTCATATAATCTTCTTTGTCTTTTTGTAACAAATCTTTAGACTTAGGACCTTTGAGTGTATCAATGTCTTTTTTAACTTGGTCACGGCGAGCTTTAGCAGAATTACCATAAGAAGAACCGTATACTTTCATACCAGTAGAAGTCATCACTTTTTCAGCTTCGTCTAGTTCACTTTCTTCTTTGTGCATCTTGTCTACGTGCTTACTGACTTCACCATCTTTGCCGTGAAGTCGTTTTTCATGTTTTTTTACTTCATCTTTACATGAATCTTCTTTTTCTGTAATTTCTTTTACAGCTTCGGCAACTGAATTCATTTTTAACTTATTAACGAACATTTTATTTCTCCTGTTTGTTCTTCTTTTTAATTTTTATTTGTGTACCAATATTTCGTTCTGCGTCTTTATAAGATTGCATGGGCTCAAAATTTGTCGCACCATTCAAAGTTCCACCTACACCCATATCAGGTATAGAAATGTCATTTTGAAATCCTTTATATTCTTTAATTGTTTTTCTAAAACTACTAAATTCTTTTTGTTCTCTGTATGTTACATCGCCTAGACCGGACATGGGATATACTGTTCCCTGCTGGCGTGTATCAAATTCTGGCCCCACACCTGCGGTGTTCCGTAATCTTTGACTTACGGTTGGGGCATCTACTATTCGTTTCTTCTTTACTTGCTCTTTGTCTTTGGAGAAGTTGGTTTCTTTCGGTTGCGGGTTGACTGTGAGCGTGGGTTTGTTTTCTTCGCTGTAGGTGCGGAAGATGAAGGTTTTACGCTTGCTGTTGGAGTTCCATTTGAGGTCATCTCCGTTGGAGTCGTTTGGCCTGTTGTCGGCTGGGTAGCTGTCGAGTCCGGCTGCTTTGGGCACACCAGTTTGGATGAGGCGGGCTTTATTTTCAAATAGTTTAGAATTGATTTTAACATTTTTTTCTTCCTTAATTAAATTATCACTTATATTTAACTTACCATGTTTTTCTAACCACGATAATGATATATCTCCACAGACTTTACCCTCAATGAAGTTATGAATATTTAGGTAAGTTTGAGTTATATCTTCTTCGATTGATTCCAAAGAACCAGTATTATCAACCTGTATAAACCGGTCAAAGGATTCTGCAAAAAGCTCTTTATTTTTCTGAGCTTGTGACCACTTATCATACCGAATGGATTCCACCATCATACGAGCCAATTTGGTATTTCTTTCTTGACTTACCTCATTAGTGGTATTAACAAATACCATCATGGTTGAGTAACCCAAATCTTCCAGTTCTTCTTTGATATGATTGATTTTATCGATACTATCTGCTGGTCCATTAATGATTAGTGGACCACGGTTACGAATGGCTTCTCTACGGAAGTCATTGGTTTTTTCAGATAATTTCTGTTTATCTGCAAGATAATCAAAGGCTTGATTAGAATTCAATTCTACTGCACGGGACTCAGGTATCGATTCACGGATGACAATATCTTTACCTGAACCAGGTCCACCAGTTACGAATATTGCTTTGAATAGGCCACGATTGACATTTTCGTGGATTCCCATACCTTTGCGTGTATCATGATAGAGTTCTTTGGCATGATTGTCAGCAACGTGTTCTGGTACACCTTTTTTAAATTCTTTGTAATTACCTGAAGCAGCGTGTTGGCGCATTTTGGTGCCAGACATACCCTCAGAACCTTCAGCGTCTGGATCACGATGGCCAGCAGAATGAACAGTAATCTTTTTGAAATCGTAGTGGCCGTGTTTACCTTTTACACCATTGTATTTGTTTAACGAATCTTTGAATTCTTTAACACGGTCAGAACCAACAACAACATGAAGGTGAGTTACACCTTTTTTATGTAATTCGGCTGCATGATGAAAAATACTTGGTTTCTCTTTTGTAGAGTTTTCAAAATGAGTACCTGGAGAGTATCTTTTGAGATGTTTAACTTTAGTTTCACCGGATAATGGGTTCTTTTTAGAATCTTGTGAGTGTGAAACAATAACCGAATGCGAAGCATTATGTTTGTCTGCAACCTCTTTTACTTTATGAATAAGTTTCAAATGTCCAGTTGTAGGAGGATTCATGCGACCAAAGGTCATCACATGGTGTTTCTCACCTTGTTTGGTTTCTTCTACTAGTTCTAAAAATGATTTCATTTTAATCTGAATGAGCCTTTCCATCACCTTTAAAACTTGTAAGTGGGTCACTACTTGATGATACTCTCATTCTGTGAGTTGCAAACTTTTTACCTTTGTGTAAAAAGTGAACATTACCACCAGCGTGTTGTGTTGTAATATTTTTATGGTCGTGTAGAATGTGATTCCAATGTTCACTTGGATTAATTGCATGGTGTAAATCTACAGAACCTTCTTTTTTACCAGAAACGTATGTTGTGTGCCTGATGTGTTCGTGACCGTGATGTTGCATAGGAGTTTTATTTGATTGTAAAACATGAGTCCTAATGTGATGAACCAAATCTTCTTTTGATTTACTTTTTAACTGTTTATGCACATGAGCAGCCAAATCAACCACAGCTTTGTGATTTCTTTTTACAACATCTTCTTTCATTTTAGGATCATTTCTCATCATTTCTTTTCTTTTTTCTGGACCTTTTACACCAACTAATTTTGGATGTGCTTTTAAAAGTTCTTCTCTATGCTTATCAATAATATGATGGCCTCCGTGTGTTGCTTCCATGCCTGGATTTGAAGCTGTAATATGTTTATTTTTTCCATCTGTAACTTTTAAACTTACTCCATGGAATTTTTTCTTATCAGCTTTATGACTATGAACAACAATATCAGACGCATCTTCTTTTTGTGAAGCTTCTATACCTGTTGACCTTTTTGTGTCACCTGGTTGAGATGTCCAGTGAACATGAGAAATTTTGTGGCCAGATTTTTCAATATGTTTTTTTATATTCTCAGCTGCACTTTTGGCTTTTGTTTCTAATCTTTTGTATTCATGTGGATGTAAGACTTTTTTAATTTTATCGTGAGCTTCTTTTGGAGACAAACCCTCTTTGTCTGGATGTTTCTCCATGTGTTTTCCACCATTGAGGTGTTTGCCAACCAATAATTCATGTAAAACACCTTTAGCGTTAGAACCTAACTTAGCTTGTTTTTCTTCTTCTGTTAGACTTTGTAAAAACTCCTCACGCAGTTTTTTTTCTTCTTCATCTTCATCAGGATTAAAATCTTCTTCATTCTCATCATGTAATTTTTTAACATCTTCATCTTCATCATGATTTTTCAAATATTCAATAAAATCTTTAATTTTTTGAGCTAAGGTTTTTTTATCTTCTTCAAGTAAACCTGCTCTTTCACGATAGATGTGTAATTGTAGTGACATTTTTTTATTTTCTAACTTTTAATAAATTTTGTTTAGCAAATTCAGCACGGTTAACCAATTTGGTTGGTTGATTGTCGTGATGAACTACGAAACCTTCAGGTTTAGACTTTTTACCTTCAATGTGGTGTTGGTAATGTCCTTCGTGTGTTTCTAAAGATTTAACCAAAGCATTTTTAGCTTGGTGCAAATGGTGATGCATTGACAATAAGTTTCCATAATGTGCTTTGTGTTTTTCAACATGAGCAATCTGTGATTCACCTTCTTTGGTCTTTTCAGACTTAGATTTCTCGGTAGTAACTTTGGCAGCCTGCTTTGCATGGACATCATGTAAGTGTTCTTTGAATCCTTTAACACTTGGAACCTCATCATGTCTTACTGTCTTGTTTATGTAGGTTGATAAATGGCCAGCTTCTCCACTATGCTTTGGATGAACTGAATCGTACATCTTGTGTCCATGAGTGTCGTGGATTTCTTTGGCGGCAGCCATATGTTTTTGAAAGTGTTTTTCATTCTCAGCAGAATGTTTTACTTTACTTGTATCATGTTCGGCACCATGTATATGAACATCCGGATGTTCTTTGAACTTGCTCATATCAACATGAGGTGTGTTGTGTTTTAAGTCATTACTATATTGAGTATGGACCACAACACCAACTTTAGACTTTTTAATCTTGTCAGCTTCTTTACCTTTAGCGGTATATGTGATGGTATTTGGTGTGAAAGAAACATCACCTTTAGCTTCTGCTAGATAACCCTCGTGTAGTGTTTTGGTATCTGCATGGTGCATCAAGTCGCCTTGAAATACACCTTCTTTTGGTGTCACTTTTGGTAGATGTTTGAGAGCGTGTTTGAGTGTTTTTGCAAGACCAGGTGAATGACCGTGATTCTTATCAATGTCTGCTTCTGTGTGATTGATTTTTGGATTTTTATTAAATGCAGATTTAGTTGCAACAAAGAATTTATTATTCTTAGGGTGATGCCCAAAAACAATCGATGGTGAGCCATCATATTTCATTGTTAGATTGGTGCTCTTATGGCCACCAGTCATATGTGTATGAGCTTTCATCAAAGCTGCGTGAGCGTGTTCAAAACCTGCGTGACCATGCATTAATGGTCTGTCTTCCGCATGGTGAATGTGTTTAAGTTCGGAACCTTGTTCAGATTCTTCCGTTAAGAATGACTTAAATGATAACATTGAATTTCCTTCTGATTTGCAATACACTTTGATTGCCGGTCGCTTATTTATACAACTTCTTGGTTCTTGAGCTCAAATCTTAGAAAGATTGGCTTCGATACATAGTGACTTAATTATTCCATTTTGTACCTTCAAAATCCAACCAATAATTGGTCATCCGACCTTTTCCTTGAAGTAGATAGAATGGTAAAGTATGAACCAATCCTCGACTGGATCCATAGTATATCAGGTCTTTAGGTCCTCTGTCAAGCGCCCAAGCAAAGTGGCTAGAACCTGTATCACCACCCACAAATACCTCGGCCGTGGTAATGTGGTAATAATTCTGAACAAAATTGGTAGAATACCGCCAACCTTCAAATGGGCAACCTTCGGTAGGTTCACCTTTTTTACAGATTATCTTTTCATAATCCTTATATTCTTCGGTAGAATACTTGGCAATAATTTGTTCATACACATTCTTTGGCCA